GGTCGTGTACTGATTGACGCCGTTCACTTGGCCGGGGAAAACGACCTCACCGAAATGCAGATCACTCAGCATCAGCGTCGGGATGCCGTGCACGAGTTTTCCCGCGCGCGGCTTGGCCGTGGTCCAGTCTGGGACCATGCCAATTTGCGCATCGATTCTCCCGACAACGCGGCGGATCAGCTCGCGCTCGGATTCGGCAATGCTCAGCCGCTTGACTTCAGCCTGAAGCTCACGAATGCGGCGATCCTTGTCGATTGCTGGTGCGACTACGGCGCACGCCTGGTCAGCACCGTCAATCTTGTGGCCCGCTGCGCGTAGGCGAACCACGCGGCCCTGTATCGCCCCATCAGACAAGCCTAGCGCCCTGCCCGCTGCTCGAATGCTGCCATGCTCGCGCAACGCTGCGAGAATCTGCTCATCGGTATGGCGGCGGTTCCAGCTCATGCTGGGCCTCAGCTGTCCCTTGCGATGCGTCGCAGCTTGTGCACCACGGTTGCCGGGCCTTCGAAAAGAACATCCGCGGCAATGCGCAGAAATTCGCTCAGCTTGGTGACATCGGTCTGTACGGCAATCACCCGTACATCGCTATCGGCGCTGTCCATTGCGCGCGTGATGACGCAAAACTTGCCCTCTCGGGCATAGGCTGAAACCAGACTCGCAGCCAGGTCATCGAGTTTGTCGAGCGTAGTGGCCACGACACTCAGGCCGCGTGGCCGATGAAAGCCTGTCGCAGCGCATCCTCGGCAGCACGCAGCAATTCGTCTGGCGACTCGAAATCGTTCGTGATCTCGCAATCGACCAATGCGCGATCAAGCGGCAATTCGCTTACGTGCGGGTCCGTAGAGCCGCTCCAGCGATGCAGGCGGATAACGTGCCCGCCTGCATCCCGGATCGCACGAGCCTCGTTCGGGAAGCGTACGTCGCTGATTACAGCGCGCCCGGCTCCGGCAACCTTGCGCATGCACACGCGAACCCAAAGGTCCGGCGCAATCAGCATGCGACCCCATTCCGTGCCCAAGGTCTGCATGATTTCTCGCGGCGTGATGCCGTTGAGCCATGCAATCGGAGATTCTTTCTCAACTTCCAACTGCTCGAGCGAGCCGCCGAGCAGGTTTGCCGTGAACTCGCGGATCGGCGCGGCGAATGATGTATGCAGCAGCCCGTAACGCTCGGCTAGCATGTTCGCGAGCAGGGTTTTCCCGCTGCGCTTGCCGCCCGCGATGCCGATTATCAGCATGGTCATGGCTTGCCGAACCACGCGTGCACCCACGCGCCAGCAGCGCCGGCCACCGCGGCGATGATGCTGCCCATCGCCACAAGCGCGCGCCACGAGCCGCTAGCGTGTGCCAGCGTCACCTTGATTTCTGAAATATCCTCTTGCAGCACAGTCAGCTTTCCGTCGATTCGCTCATCCATTTTTTCGAGCGCGTCGACGCGAGCAATGAGCGCCCCAAGCTGCTGATCTGGATTCATTTCCGCGTTTTCCAGGTCTTCACTATCGACGGAATGCACTCGTCGACGATGTATCCGACGAGATACGCGAGAGGTTCATCGTTGTCGGAAGTCAGCTTCACGCCTGCACCTGTGAGAATGTAGAAAGCCGCATGCGTTGCCTCGTGGGCAAGGGTTCCGGGTTCGCCGTCGAAAATGGCGATTACCAGCTCATGCGCATCCTTGCGGCACAGCGTCAGGCCATCCGAATCAGCGGCCTCAGCGCGCCGCTCAGCGATTGGTGTACCGGTTCGGCGCGATGCGAATCGGGCGTATTTGTCGCGCTCGACGAACAGAAACACGCTCCAGCCGTAAAGCTGCACGTTGAACGTGTGAGCAAACGACGTCGCCCGTTTTGCAGACATGACGACCTCGCGTGAAAAGTTGGTCCGGTCTTTTGTGGTATGGCCGGCAATACCTATCCGGCCAGTTATGGCGTGACCGCGACCCACGGGTGTCATTTCGGTGCGCGGGCGGTCGGAGGCTGTGCCGGATTATTCTTCTTGCCACGCTTCGACGCTGTCGCTCGCCGGAGCGGGCGGAGTCAATGCGCAGCCTGAAGCTAATTTGTAATTGGGGATTTCTTCACTTTCCCCTCGGAACATATCACTGTCATTCGCCAGCTCGGGGCTAAGGGATTCAATGATGGAATCGCATACCCTGCTGCGGACATTGCCCCAGGCGTAATCCAGTGCGAAGTCGTAATTGGCGACCAGTGTTGCCGCAACGCCCCATACGAAGTCACGCACTTTGCGATAGGTGCGTTCATCGACGTTGAATTGCTTGCGACGCTCGAACAGCGCGGGGACGTGCAGCGGGCCGAACATGGCAATTGCCGCGCCGTCAAGTGACGCTTGCCTGAGTACGTTAGGGTTTTCGATCTCGGAGTACTGTCGGCGACGCTTACCGCCATTGGGTTTGTACATGGCGCGGGTAATGCCGCCGCCGACCATCAAAGCCCATTCCTTGATTTCCATCGCGTAGACCAAGGTTTGCGACCTGGACGTGAGCCAAAGCATCATGGCGATTCGTGGATCGCCGTCGCACACTATGCCGGCCTTGGCTAGGTTCCAGATTTCCTGATCCGTCAGCAGCGTCTTTGCGAACCGCGCATAGCGCTGGTCCAAATCTCGCCCGCGCAATAACCAATCGCCCGACATTTGCAGACCCCACTCGCAGCCTGCATTTCTATTTACGCCGGTCTTTGTCGCATGTGGGACTTTTATGCGACAACTTTAAGTTTTTCGTGTAGGCGGTAAATGGTCGATCGGTGCAGGTTCAATTCCTTTGCCAGCTTCGCGCGTGGCTTGGCGTAAAATAGGTCACGCACGGCCCTCTCGGCGCGTTCGCGCTCGATCGCTGGACCCAGCACCATTGACCAATCCGCTGCGAAAATTCTCGACTGATGATCCGACAGCCCCAATCTGAGCATGCAGTCAAGCAGCTCGGATTCGATGCTCACGCCGCTCTCCGCGCCCCGATCAATGCCAGGGCATCTGATTCGTTGCGGACAATCGGAATGACGATCCCGTGCGTCTCATGCTGGCGATGGAAAATCTGTTGTGCTGGTGTCAGGCCATTTGCGCCATGTTTAATCTCGGCAAGCAGCAACCTGCCGCGATAGGCCAGCATGCAGTCTGGAAAGCCTTCGCCAAAGCGTGATGTATCCGTGACGAGCACGCCCAGGCTACGCCAGAGCGCGAATATCTCCGGCTGGTTAGCGTCGACTCGTGCGGCGCGACGTGTCACGCGGCCCTCGCCAGCGCAACCAACTCGCGCTTGATCTTCGGTCTTAGCTTTTCCGGCGCTTGCGATATGGCCAAGTCCACAAGATGAAACTTGCGTTGCTGCAAATACAGGAAAGCGTGCTGGACGTAATCTTCTGACGTGTCAACCGGTATGCGGTTCGCGAACGCCGAGCCCTCGCGCTTTACCTTGCGTTTTTCGTTCCGTATTCTCCACCGCTCCAGCGAACATGGCTTGCAGTAGCTAAGCCGCCCCATGCCAGCGCCGCGCTTGCGCAGGTTGAATTCTTCAAGCAGCTTCCACTCGCGGCAATCAAGGCAGCATTTCATTCGACAGCATAGGTCGATTTGTTCGCTCATATGCTTCTCCGTGGAACAATTCTCGGCAGATATGGAACATCGCTCTTTGGCGTTGAGGCTCGCGCCTGCCTTGAGCGCACTGGCGCGAAACGTTCGCCTTGGTCGGGCTGAATCAATCGCAGCGTCTCATTCAGAGCAGACAGTTCTGTCATGTGCGCTAAGCGCCAGCGCGCCTTGTCGCCGTGGATACCGTGCGGGCCTTGGTGACAGTCCCAACATAGAGCCACGACGCACATGTGCAAGCCCTGCTTAATATGATGCGCGAAGCTCGGGCCGTCCTTTGCGCAAACAACGCAGCGGCAAGATTTCACTAGCGCCAAGTGGTCGGCTTCATAGCGGTCGATTGCGCGGGCATTCTTAGTGCGCATCTGGCACCTTGGGCGGCAGCGCATGAGGCGTGTAGAGCGCTTCAAGTTCCCACGAATCGACGACGACATAGCGCCAGCATTGATGCCGCGCGTGCCAGTAGGCCATCACGGCCAGGCTGTGGTCGCCCTTGCCATCCACGAACGCGACGATCTCGAAAGGATCGCCGGGAATGTTGCGCACGCGGTCGCCAACCTCAAGCGCTTCAATCTGATCCCGCGTCAGGCGCGGTCGCAGCCGATCAATTGTTCGTTCGTCTCTCATGCCGCTTGTTCTTCGTAGGTCAGAACCACACCGCGCGCCTTGAAATGCTCCTGAACCTGTTCCTCGTATTGCTTGAGCTGGAGTTTTGTCATCAGCGACGTGACTGGCATCCAGCGCATCAGCAATAGCTTGGTTTCGTAGGACAGTCCACGAATCTTGCCGTCGTACATTTCGCGGAAGTCAGGCTCGTCTGCCCGCATGATTGGAACGCCGAAGTGCAGCTTGCAGTAGCACTTCCAGCCTATCTCATCGTCTTCCGGCAGCTCGCGCGCCATCTGGCCGTACCACGCGTGCGAGTGCCGGTTTTGTTTGCTGCTGCGCGCCTTCCCAATGCGCCAAGTGAGGCGCAGATACTTGTGCCGCATGAAGTCATTGCGCAGCTTGCCGAACGCTGTCTGCAGCGCCTCGGTGCTGTTCACGATGACTGGTTCGCGGCTCACAGCAGCGCGTCCAAATCGCCGGCCAAGTCAGCGACGAATTTGCCGAGCGAGCGAATGAAGTCGTCGCAGCGTTCGCGGCCGGCACGCGTCGATTCGAAGTCCATGTATGCCTGATGCATGCCCGGCTTAGCCATGTAGCGATGGCAGATATGCCGGCTTGGGCATGTTGCGGATTGGCACATGGCGATGTCGGGCATCAGCGCACCATTGCCTTGAAGCCGAACCGCTGATAGATGCGACGCAGCGTTTCCGTGCTGACCTTGCGGATCAGCCTATGCGCTCGGTCGTGATAGGACGCGCGCTTGCGATTCGGTACGTCCCATTGGTCTGGACCGTGATCCAGATAGCACAGGAAGCGCGCGAGGCGATCGATTGCCGGGAATGGCGCGTCGCCCGCGTCGTCGGGAATGTAGAGGTCATTCATGCGGCGGCTGAATCATCAAAAATGTCTGCTTGCGCAACTTCCTTCAGCGTTCCGCTTGCCGCCGCCTGAAGATTGCGCACAGCTTGCTTGTAATAGCTCGATTTCAGTTCTGCGCCGATGCCGCGGCGACCGTGGATGACTGCGGAGTAGACTTCGGAGCCTACGCCCATGAACGGTGTGAGAACGTTTTCGCCGGCATTGCTGCGCATCTGCACGATGCGGTCGATCACGTCGAGTTGCAGCGGGTGAACGTGCTTTTCGTCGTCCTCGTCTTTCGAGGCTTCGTACGGCAGCACCCGCACGAGCCGAATGTCGTCCCAGATCGAAGATGCGTATCGGCGCCAGATCCAGTGCGAGAATCGGTTTTGCTTCTGATCTCCTCGCATGCCGCGCAGCCCGCGCACGTCGCTTGGCATCTTGGAATCGTCACCGGCGTATTCGAGAAATCCGACGGGGTTGGATACAGGAACAGGATTCATGCCGCGCTTGGCGAAGATAAGCACGTAATCGGCCGATGCGACGCCGCACTTGACTGAATCCTCGACGGCCGTCGCGTGCGCGAGGTTCTTTTGCATGGTCCGGCGGCGCACGCCGAGCGGTTCTTTCCAAATGGCGTGCCGTGCGATGAAGTCGAACCCTTCGCGGTCGTGCAGCCGGATAATGTCGCCGGGGAAGTCGGTGTAAGACTGGAACTGACAGTTCCCGTTCGGCACGTCCATGCAGTGCACGGCTGTGCAGCGCCCTGGCAGCGTCAGGCGCGCAATCTCTCGCACCACGTAGGTGTAATGGTCGAAGAACTGCGCGTAGTCCTGACAGTTCGACAGGTCGCGTTCGTCGCTCGAATAATGGTACAGGCCACCGAACGGTGGAGAGTACACGGAGAGGTGTATGGATTCGCTCGGCAGCGAGCCCATCACTTCGATACAGTCGCCGTTGAAAATCGCATAGCGATCCGTGACGGCTTGTTCGATCACAGCCACGATGGAACCTCCAATTTGGTCGCGAATGTTTTCTTCGCGCTCAGGTGAATTGCGTTGTTCATTTCGGCCACGAGGTTGGCGAACATGGCATCAGCCTGCCGCGCCTTGCGTTCTTGGTTTTCCAGAATTCGTGATTCGCCTTCGGTGTGCACTGTGTCAACGCGCACCGGACGTTTTTGGCCGAACCGCCAGCAACGGCGAATGCCCTGATACCGCTGTTCGTAGCTGTGCGATGGAAAATCGACCACATGCGCGCAGTGCTGAAAATTCAAACCGAGCGCACCGATCTTTGCCTTGGTCACCATCACGCGCGATCGGCCGTCAATGAAGTCGAGGAACCGTTCTTCCTTCACTTCGTCGCGATGATGGCCGGCAACTTGAACGGCACCAGGAATGATTTTCTCGAGCAGGTCCGCTTCTTCGTTGAGCTGGCACCACACGAGCGCCGGCTCGCCGTGGTTGGTCAACTCGGCAACCCTCTCGCAACGTTCCCGCACCGTGCGTTTCTTTTCCTCGCGCTGCTCCGGCAAGGTCGCGGCCGGCAGTGCGAACAGCATGCCGCTGGCTAACGTGCGAGCCTGCACAAGGTGGCGATGCTCGGTAAGCGGCGGAAGAATGAACGCGCCATCGTCGAATCCGAGGTCAGACGGCTTGCGCATCGCGCGCGCCCACGAGCACACCCAACGCCAGAACGGCAATTCGGCGTGACCCTTGAAGCGCCACTTCGGCGCCTCGCCGTAATGCCGTCTCGTGGAGCTGTTGTTCAAGTCGTTCTTGAAGAAACGATTGAGCATGTCCATGAAGCCCATGTAGCCAAGGGCCTCGGATGACGTGCCGAGTTCTATGTAATCGTTCGGCGCCGCGGTCGCTGTTTCGAGCAGCCGATACGGAACCTTGCGCATGAAGTCCGTGATCTGCGACTTGTACGCGCCGTCGAACGATTTTAGGATGGAAGACTCTCCGCAGATGACGCCGGAGAAATCAGACGGATCGAAGTTTCCGAGTCGTTCATAATTCGAGACAACGAACTTGCCGTGATACTTGCCGTCCGATGATCGCTCGCACTCGACGTCGATCTTCGCCGCTTCGCGTAGCGTTTGAGAACCTACAGCTAGCGGGCACAGGTACAGCACCGGACGATTCGTGTGCTCGATGACATTCTGCCCCCACGTCAACGACTGGAACGTCTTGCCGAGCCCGCAATCTTCGAACAGCGCGGCGCGACCTTTGCGCACGGCGTAATCGACCATTGCTTTCTGGAAGTCGAATAACTTCGACGGCATGAACGTCGGCTCAAATCCGTGATCCGCGCCCTCGTGCAACTTGCGGTCGAGAAATCTGCCGTACTCCGGCACGGACGCCGCAGCAGTGAAATCGAGGTAGCTCATGCGGCCCTCACCTTGCGCACCCGCGCTTGATCCTCGGTGCTCAGCAGCGGCCACACTGCGGTTTGATAATCGCGGCCCATTGTCGGCCACGTCCGCGCGATAGCTTCGTCGTCCATGCGCGACAAGCTCGCGGCCATACGTGGCGAGACGTAGGCGATCCATGCCTGTCGGTCGGACTTGTTAAGTTTGGCTTCTTCTGAGGGAGTCATTTTTATACTTTTCCATTTGTTCCACATGGAACCATCACGCTACATCCGCCAAGTTGGCGAACCGCATCGTGTTGCCTATCCACGCAACCTCAATGAACCCGGTTTGACCGTGGCGATTCTTCTCGATGATGATTTTCGCAATGCCTTTTTTGTCCGATGTCG